AAGCCTCCCTTCCTACTGTAATGTTTATTATAAAACCATTGTCATCATATTTATTAATTGCATAAGTATTCCCACCAAATATGACAGAATCATAATTGTCGAGAACTTTAGAATCAATATCAGAAGACTTTAATATTATATCAGCATTTACTCTTGGTTTATCATTATCATTAGTTCTATAACTGTTTGTTATAATACCTTTGATAGTAATAGGAGCAATAGTTGTTGAATCTACAGTTTGATTAGCAAAGTCATAACCAGTAACGGTTACATTTGTAAACTGTACATTCGTAGCTAAATCTCCAACCAAAGAAAATGCGTTAGTGACGTTACTATTTATAAGTGTTTTAAAACTCATTAAGCACCTCCACTAACTCGGACACCACGAGATTGAGTTGTAGACATTTCATTTAAATATTTATTACACAAATTAATAATACTATCAGGTAATTCTTTAAAGTTTTTAACTCCACTGTTTAGGTCGAATATTAATCTTACCGCACCAACAGTTAAGTCTTTAACTTTGTTTTCACCTGAAGCATTACTTTCTTGTGTCTTCATATTGTTTAATAAATGAAGTGCTAACTCAAAAGTCGCCTTTTTGATATCTCCTGGAATAGTACCTTCAAATGTAGTCGATCTATCATCTTCTACACTTACAAAGTAGCCAGATTTATTATCATAATATGTAATATCTCTAGGCCACGATAACGGGTATGAGGCAGTAGGCGTAGCCGTGCCGCCCCAATCCATGTCATCGAGAATTCCAGTGGCCGTTACTAAAGCTTGTTCAACTGCCCCGTCATTTGCAAACCAGTTTTCTGAATTCAATCTATTTTCAAAATATTCATCAGATTCTAGTATACTAACAAAACAGTTAGTTCCTTTTTGTAAAGCCATTATATTTCTCCGTATCTAATAGTTATAATAATTAACCGTGGAATATAGGGAATATACCTACTTGGTTAACGTTAGTTGCATGAACAGCCCATGAAGCTTTATCAGCCAGGTCAATATTTGCAGGATATGCAGTTGCAGATCCAGCCCATGAGAAACCTTTAGGATGCATGATATTACCCCATCTTGATAGGATAGTCACAGCACCACCACCGTTACCAGCTAGTTCGTTTCTGTCAACCGCTGTTGGATTAACTTGTGCGATTTCGCTGTAATGGAATGCAGCAGGTTTAGTAAGGTAAGAAACCTTTAAACCAGCAGGCATGTTAGCTGTTAGTACTTGGTTGTTAATAACTAATCTGATTTTACCACCCATAATAGTGTTAAAACTAAAGTTACCATCAACTACAGGAGCAACATCAAGAACGTTTTGTTTTCTCATTGTGTTGTATGTAGCAGTGTTAACTACTAGGTAGTAAAAAGCTTCTTCGTATTCACCTTTGATTGCAGTCATTGCATCAAATAGTGTGTCAAAGAAAGCAGATCTTTTATTAGCATTTGTTTCATTTGCAAATAACGCTGCAGGAGCAGAACTTGAATCAGAACCAGTGTAATACCCAAAAGTATTTACAACACCTTCTGAATCAGACGCACCAATAGTAGTAGCATCCCAAATTTTATCAGAAACACCGTTTAGGATTGATCTTAATTGTAGGTCTTCTCTTCTTGCTCTTACAGCAGCGAATTGAGAACCTAAGTAAGATAAACCATCTACTTTAGATACTAGTTTTTGAATTGAAGCTTCTTGAGCACCAATGTGATCAATGTTTTTTACATAAATCGCAGACTTGTTTGAAGCAGACATTAAGTTAATGTTTGTATCAGCAATAGTTTCCGATTGTTTGTAAGCAGTTGATGGATCAGCAAAATCTAACCATCTTAGTGTACCAGTATAATTTTCACCAGCATCAGTGATTCTAGCGTCAGAACCAACCATTGCAGTTGAAGTTAATAACGCTGCGTCTGTTCTTTCAGCTTGTGCGTAAGCAGAAATTGCCTTAGCAATGTTATTAAAATTTGAACTTGTTACAGTCATTTGTTTTTTCCTTTTATTATTATTGAAGTATAATTACTTCGGTTATTATTATAAAAGATCAGGCTTAGTCAGCCCATTCTCCGTCAACTTTAACGTGACCCTTTTCAATATTAGCAAGTAGTTCGTCAGTTGACATCTCTTTTATAGATTTGACAGGATTGTTTCCTGAAGCAGGCTTAGCTGGATTAATTCCAGATCCTGCATTTGCTTTAACTGAGAATAAAAACGCATTATTATCGTCTTTAGAATATGATGACACAGCATCATTAATACTTAGGCCATTTTCATGTACCCAATTTCCAGTAGCATCTTTCTTTAAACTTCCTACGATATCTTGATAGGCCATATTAGCGGCTTTATCAGATTTGAAGTTTAAAGAGTTAAGTTGAGAACGCACAGCGTTATCTCTGCTTAATTCTGTGTTCTTTTGTTCATAAGTTTCAAGTTTAGCACTCATCTCAGCTATCTTCATTTGCATAACTTCTGAATGCTTGCCTTGTTTTTCTAAGGCTTCTATTTCAGCTTTTTGCTTCTCACTTTTAGCTTCAGCAACAGCAGCAAGAGCATTATCTCTTTCACTGTATGCATTATCTAAATTAGATTTAATGTTTTTAATAGCTTTAGAAACTTCAGCATCAACCAGGCTTTTGATATCTGTATTATCTACTTTAGTTTCTTCTACTTTAGTGTCTTCTTGTACTTTTATTTCTTCACTCATTATTATCTCCTTGGGACACGGCCCTTGTTATATTTATTAATGAATCTATACTTATAAACAAATATAAATTCTATACTTTAGCATTAACTGATCTGAAAATTAATTTTTCTTTTTCAGTTAATGGTTTTTTGTTTTTAATTGCGGATTTTAAATATCTAATTAATTTATTAGATATATCTTCATCTTTACGAATAAATATAATTTCTATATCTAATTCACTTTTAAATAATTTTTCATATTTAATTTTTATTTCAACTAATTCATCTCCTCCGCTTAGAGATAAAAGTTTTGCAAAAGGACTAATCATATATTTCTCCTATTCTTTTAACTAACTCATCAAATGTTTTTGTAGTGTTAGGTGCATAATGTTCAGCAATTTTTCTATTAATAGATTGTATTTCTTTATCAGGATACTTTCTAAGCATAGCTACATATTCAGCAAAAGCCTCAGAACTATTACCCTCTGTTAAAACTCTAGCAGAAGGTGTTCTACCTATTACTGGAAACTTTTTATAATAACCATCACTATGTCCTGCACCTATTTTATTAAAACTTATAGAACCTATATAATCGTTCATCTCACCTCTAAAATCTCTATCATAAGTAGATAATATTGAACTATCTAAAGTTTTATTTTCTAATTTAAGTTTAAAGTTATAGATATCAGCATCAGTTATATCTGACTTAGAATTTAGATTTCTAAAGTAATATTTATAATTAGTACTTCTATTGTGATAAATATAATCCCTAATTTCATTATCTGTTAAAAATGATTTTTTAGAAATATTTAATTTTTTATAATAATCATTGAAACCCTTACTACCTATTTCATAAGTAGTACCTTCAATAGCTTTTTGAGATTCATAAATATAATTTTTTCTTCTATCTTTTAATTTATAAGTTAAATCATTATAATCATCTATCATAGAGTCTACTGCTAATTCAGACATTGTTTCAGGTCTTTTAGCTGATGGTCTATATTTACTATATTTTTTACTTTTGTAACCAATATAAGTTTTACCTGAATATTCTTTTATTTCTAAATCAACAAAACCTTTACTAAGTTTTTTAAAATTATCAGGATTAGATTTTACTATATCTATAATATTATCATCATATCTATGACCAAGTTCATGAATAACAGTAGTTTTCCAATTAATGGTTTTAGTCATATCATCACCAAGGTTATTAACTTTAGAACCTATTCTTAATCTATCACTAAATTTAGAATATTGACCACCTCCGTACTCTATACTATCTAAAGGCTTTAATTGTCTGAAACCTTTAGTAAACTCATCTTCTACATTACCATAATTATCTTTTAATAATTGTAACTCTTCAGATGTAGTATTACCATATAAAGGTGCCTGTTTTTTATTAACAGTTGTAGATACAGTTGTAGCTAAACCTTTATTAGTAGGTTTAACACCATTAAGTAATTCTTCTAATCTACTTACTGATACTAATTGACCTTCTCTTGTACTAAATTGTGTAAACTTTAATTTACCAGTATTATATATTTCAACTCTACGTTTATTACCTAATACAGTTAATTTAAAGTTATCATCTTGTTGTGATAAAAACTTCTCAAAATTAGTTTCACTAGGTACTTGACCATTAAAAGATGCTCTCTTACTTTTAGAGATTCTTTGTAATTTTCTTTTACTAATTCTAGGACTATTAGTATTATTTAAATCTTCATAAGACTTAACAATAGGAACAGTTGTGGATCTACAGTTAAAATGTTGTGGAGGTCTTACACCTCTACTATCATCTAATCTGAAAACCTTACCGTCTAATCTTCCACAAATCATAGAAGTTCTTGAGTCTAAAGTTGCTACATATTGATATCCATCAATTACATCTTCATTCAACTTGTAAGTTGCATTAGATACGTTACTTGATGTTTCAGTTATAGCAGTTCTAGATAAAGTTTTTAATTGAGCACGAGGTAAATCAATTGAATCACCTACATTCTTAGCAATTTTATTAACAGCTAAGTTATCTATCATACCTTTTCTAACAACATCTTTAATTCTTCTCTGTTGTGTTAAACTGATAGATGCAATTTGCTCTGAGTATGTTCCTGCTGAATTAATAATTAAATCATTAACTTTCAACCCAGTATACACTTTACTTCTATAAACTTTACCTAAGCTTTCTTTTAAAGTATTGTTATGGAACTTAGAACTTGTATTAGCCAAAGCCTTTAGTTCTGAAATTCCATTTTTGTATATCTTACGATAAGTTTTTCTTGTTTCTAAAGTTAAAGCACGGTTTAAAGCGTTTACACTTTTGTTACCATTCTTCAAAGCAGAATTTACTAATCGTTTTTTATGGGATGACATGACTTTTGTTAAATCGGTATCTAGTTTCTTCTCGTAAAGACTTAAAAGGGCACGTTCTTTCAGCCCTCTAGATAATATATCATCGTTTATACTCATTTACTTCCTTTATTTTTTCTTATTCAGGATATCTAACTCATCGTTAATTCTTTTAGAATATTCAGCAATTAAGATATCATTTTTATTAACTTCTAAACTAGCTAATATCTTTTTGTTATTACAGTCACCTAATATAGCTAAATTGTTTTTAACTGTAGGTGATAATTCACTTTCTTTATATTCTTTATCATCAATTGTAATTATTTTATCTTCAACTTTTATATCTTTAGTCATTTTATTTTTTCCTTTTATATTTTTTCTTTTTCTTCTCATCTTCTTTTTTAATCTTAGAAGTTTTTCTTTTTTTGTAAGCCATTAAGTATTTTCTCCTTCTACTGTACACGTAAATCTAACGTGTGCTTTAGATTGGTTAACCGTAAGCGGTGTCATACCTATAAGTAAATTTTTAGATGCATCATATCCAAATGTAATACATTCATAATGATCTTTAAAATTTACATCAAGTTTAACTGGCTTAAGGCAAGTATTATCTATACCAAAGCATAAGATTAAAACTAATATATAACTTTCCATACTATCCCCATAAACTTCCAGTGATAGTACCTTTATTATATTCAGTTGCTCTACTTTCAAAAAAGTTAGCATGTTCAACACCATTAATAACCCAATCAAGCCAGCTTAAAGGATTTTCTTTAACTTTATAATTTGGTTTTAATGATAATTGTAACAATCTTCTATCAGCAATATATCTTATGTACTGTTTAACATCTTCAGCTTTTAAACCTCTAATACCACCTTTAGCAAATGCAAGATCTATAAATTTGTCTTCTAGATCTACCATCTCTCTAGCAGTTTGGTATATTTCAGCTTTAAACTTCTCAGTCCATACTTCAGGATTTTCTTTTATCAATGTATGAAATAATTTAATCATTCCTTCAACATGATGAGTTTCATCTCTTATAGACCAGGTAACTATTTGGCACATTCCCTTCATACGACCAAACCTTTGAAAGTTTAATAGCATAACAAATGATGCAAACAATTGTAAGCCTTCACCAAAAGCACTAAAGCAAGCAATATCTCTTATAAGACCTTCTGTACCAGTACCTTTAGATTTAAATAAGTAAGCATGTTTATCAGACATCTCTTTATACTCTTGAAATGCCTTATAATCAGTTAATTGTGTTTCACCAATAGTATCATTAAGTAATGAATAACTATGAGCATGATTAGATTCTGAGTTAGCAAACGAAGCTAACATCATTCTAACTTCAGGTGGTTTAAACTTAGGAATATACCTATCTAAGTAAGCTTGAGCAATATCAACATCACCTTGAGTAAAAAATTTAAGAATATTACTGATAAGACTTTTTTCTTCTTCAGTTAATCTCTCATTCCAATCTCTAATGTCTTCATGCAATGGTACTTCACTTGGTAACCAATGCATCTTTTGCATTGTGTTATAAGCTTCAAACGCCCATTCATAATCAAATGGTTTATAATGTGTTCGTGCCTTAAATAAACTCATATTCTTTATTTCCTTTTAATTAACCTTCACAAGCTAAACAATCAGCTTCAGGTATTATTGTTCTTTCAACTTTTAACGATACAAGCTCAGCTCTTTTAATAGCTTCACTTCTACAATAGTATAATGTCTTTAATTTTTTTTTCCAAGCTAACATATGAATATCGTGTAATTCTTTTATGTTAACATCAGCAGGTACAAAGACATTTAATGATTGACCTTGGCAAATAAACTGTTGTCTATCTGCAGCATGTTCAATTATCCATTGTTGATTTATTTCGATCGAAGTTTTAAATACATCTTTTTCGTAATCTGACAAATCTTTGAGATGCAATACAGAACCCCTGTTTGCAAGTATTGAAGTCCACGTTTTATCATTGTTTATTCCTTTTGTTTCTAATATTTTTTCTAAATGTTTGTTCTTAACTAAAAATGATCCACTCATAGTTTTTTGAACATAAGCGTTAGCTCTATAAGGCTCAATTGAAGGTGATGTAGTACCACAGATAATAGAACTTGAAGCATTAGGTGCGATTGCTAATAAATGAGCATTACGCATTCCAGTGCCTTCCATATCAGGAGCTTCACCACGTTTAACGGCTAATCTTTTAGATTCAGCTACAGCTTCAGATTTAATATACTTAAATATAGTTAAATTCTTAGCTTTAGCCAATGCAGATTCAAACGGTATACCACACTTTTGTAAATAAGCATGAAATCCCATAGCGCCTAGGCCAATAGATCTTTCTTGTGTTGCAGAAAACTTTGCTCTAAATACATGTTCAGGTGCATTTTCAATAAATGATGTTAATACATTATCTAAAAATCTAACAATGTCTGAAATAAATAATTTATCATTTTTCCACTCATCATAAGTTTCTAAATTAACAGAAGACAAACAACACACGGCAGTTCGGTCTTCGGCTGTAGGTAAAGTTATTTCTGTACATAAATTACTATGTCTTACTTTTAAACCTAAAGCTTTTTGTGTTTCGGGTAATGCATCATTGATATGATCAATAAAACACATGTAAGGCTCACCAGTAGCTACTCTATTTTCTAATATCTTAAGCCACAAATCTCTAGCTGATACAGTTCTTACTGTTTTCTTAGTATGAGGATCAATTAAGTTCCAAGTATCATCATAAGTAGGCTCAGCAATACATTTTTCAATTAATGACATAAACTCATTTGATATATTAATACCATGATGTAAGTTAAGACATTTTCTATGTATATCTCCACCAGATGGTTTTCTTATATCTAAAAATTCTAATACTTCAGGGTGTGATACATCCATATAGGCTGCATAACTACCTCTTCTAGTTTTACCTTGTGAGAAGGCCATAATTTCACTATCAACAACGTGTAAGAAAGGTATAGAGCCTGTAGATTGAGATCCACCACTTGTAGATGTACCATCAGATCTTACATCACCCCAATAACCACCAATACCACCACCAATAGATGTTAACCAAGCATTTTCTGTATAATGTCCTGTAATACCTTCTCGGCTGTCGCCTACATAATTTAAAAAGCATGAGATGGGCATTCCCCTCTTAGTTCCACCATTACTTAAAATAGGTGTACTAAACATAAACCATAATTTGCTTGAGTAGTCGTAAATTCTTTGTGCCATCTCATCATTATCAGAGAAAGCTTTTGCTGCTCTCATAAATGCTTCTTGTGGACTATCTTCTTCGGGTAATAAGTATCTATCTTTTAAAGTTGTTTTACCAAAGTCAGTCAAAAGATTATCTCGTTCTTTATCTATCATTTTATTCCTTTTATATTGTAATGTTATTAGTTAATTTTGTGTTTTTAAAATTTTGTTATTGTCCTTAATAATCTTATCTCTCGCCAAAGCTGTTATGGAGCACAGGTATATTACCAGTGCCCCAAAAATTATATAACTACTTAACTTGTTCATCATCATCCTCGTCTTTTGAAGATTCTAATGATTTAAGTTCAGATTCATATTGTTCTCTTGGAGAAATAATACGATCATCTCTTGATATTTCGTCTTGTCCACCAATATCATCATAGTCAGTAGGTAAAGCATCATTACTTTTAGCTAATTCAATGAAAGCAGTTCTAGGGATTAAACCTCCAGAATACCATTCAGTAATTAACCTCATCCAATCAGCCCCACGAGGTGCAGGATTGAAATCACCAGATAATGTAAATCTAATATCAGTTTCTTTGATATCAAGATCATATCTCCAGTTCAATAAGTGCTTAATTATTTTTTTCATAGACTCAGATACTTTAGCATTCAATGTAGCAAGTGCTGCATTCTGAGAAGCATTACGAAGTGATAAGGCAACACCAGATTGATCGGAGTTGTTAGGCTCTAGGCTTAACATCTTAACACCAATTCTAGTTAGTTCGTCATATCCATTCTTAATAGCTGCTTCCATATCTTTTAAAGCGTCTGTAGGAGTTTGTAATGTTTCAACAGTGTCATCCTTATTAACAAACATCCAAGTACCAAGACCTTGTTTAACAAGATCGTTCTTCTCGGCTTCTGTTAATGAATCAGACTTAACTACTGGAGTGTAAGTAGCAGATAAATATAATAAGTGGTTTCTTCTACTTATTTTATTGTATAAAGCTATCTCTCTATTCACAATAGGAGTCATCATCGGATCTAAAGTATCAATAGAACCATTAAGTGGGAAGAAAGGTATAAAATCCATTCTATCACCGTTTTTCATTAGGTTTTCATTAACACCTTGACTAACCCACTCATCAGTTAATTGATCAAATTGATAATCAATAGATCCATCAATAAATGAAGGAGTATCTGATGTGTTTCTAATAAAGTTTTCAATTACATATAATCCATTCTCATCTAATTTGTGTACTTGTACACTATCAACATACTTAGGGTGATAAGGTGAGTTTGCATCGTAGTCTAATGTAAAATATCTTGTTATAAGTTGATCTAACTTAACTTGACCCTTAAGGTTAGTTGAAGTTGACCAGTTAATAATGTTTTCAGCAGTGTGTAAGACAGGATAAGGCTTAACCTCTCGTCTATCTTCAGGAGTTAAGCTATCAAGATCGACCATTGGATAATCTATTTGGATCCAGGCTCTTGATGTTTGTAATTCCTCCCATAAAGCACTACCTAAAAATGATAATAGGTTAGAGTTATCGCCTGCTATATCGTCTAGGATC